AATGTAGATGTGGTCATTCATTATTTAGAATCATTACATATTAGCATAAGGACTTGCGTATGTCAATTTTATTTTGTTTTTTATCAAAGTTGAATAGTTAACTTACTTAACTTAACTACTTAATCAACTTTCAAGTTGATATTAGTTAGTATTTAGTCAACTCTTAACTTTACCAAACAACTTAAAGAAAAAGAAACTAAACAAAGAAAAAGAAAGAAGTTGCGTTCTAACGCATCCAAATACCTCAAGGTATAGAACTATACCCTTTAGCGTATAAAGTCTCTTAAAACGCCCCTAATGTATCTTAAAGGGTATAATTACTCGGTGAGTTTATCCACCCAACGCTTCACGATGTAGCCACCCACTAAAATAAGCATAAGCAAAACTGCTCCTCCCTCAAGAGTCCATCCCCTCTGCTTTTTCTCCTTTGTCAGAATCTTGGTCTGTGTGACTCTGATTGTGTCGGGCAAGCACGTTGCCTCAACGTACACCTTTCGGTCTATGTACTGAAGCTGCAGGCGTACCTTGTCTTGGTAGATGGTCGTGTCCTTGTAAAGTTCCAATGTGTCGGTCAGGTACTTTGTCTGCGTGACAATGACCGTGTCCCTTACAACTACACTCTGAAGGACGGGTTTCACAGTAGCGCAACTGCTAACTACCGCAAGAGTCGCAGCCATCGGGAGAATCCACATTGCAGGTCGGTTGGGGTTTAGTTTCAAGGGAGTCAAGCCATTCATCAAAAGAGGAGGTATTTAGTTTTGCCATTGTGTTTGACTGCTTTTAGGATTTGTTTTCGGTTCTTGGTATTAGAATAACTAACGTGAACCCACGATGGCGCAGTATCAGAGCCAAATTCCCAAATGAGTTGGTCAAAGTCTAAATTGTCTTTAATCCAATGAAATAAAACATCGTTGCCTGCTTCGCACTTGAGGTCGGCAGCCTGCGCTTGAACGTGCTGCGAGGTCTTTGCTCCCCCTACTTTGCTATTCACCGCAGGGCTGCGGTATGCACTCGTTACTTTCACCGCACCCAATGCGTCTCTTGTGGGTTGTAAGACGTTTTCTGCAAGCGCACGGAGGTTGGGTTCCAAGTGCTTGGGTAAAGCGTTAGGAAGTCCTGTTTTTGTAGCAGTCAGTTCTTGAAGGGTAAAGTTCTTGGTCACGTTTTTAATATCAAAAGTTGGACATTTTACACATTATGCTCATTTGACTTTACACTTTGCGTGATTTATGCTCATTTGAATTAGCACTATTCGCTTTTTGCATAGTGCTTGAGTTTTGTGCAAAATTCATGCAGATTTGTTACGAGCGACCCTGTGACTTGTAGGGCTTGGAGTAGTTCTTACTCGCTTTGTTGGCAGATGCACTCTTGGAATGCTTGCCTCGCTTCTTGCTCTTACTTATTCGTTGGCTTACCGCCTGTTGCTTTGCCATCTTCTTTTGGGTCTTTTAGGAACATCAATGCAAACGCACCCATCATAAACGCACTAACCTCCGTGAGCGTGGCCTTCTCGTAAAACACAAGCACAAAACAAAGGCCGATGATTATCAGCCCAAGTAGAGTAGTCTTCGGGTTACCGAAGATGCGCTCAATTAGCACCTTTGTCCTTCTTGTAGTCCCTTCGCCACTTCCAAAGAGTGTACGCAAGTGAGGTTACAAGTACGGCTAAACCCAACGCTTGATGGGCGTAGCTTACGAGAAGTCCTGCTCCCGTTAAAGACCAAGACGTGATTACGCTATCAGCCGACTCCTTTGTCATCTTTGTTTAGGGTGTTCTCGTATGCCGCAACCAAGACACGAACCTCATCTAATTGCATTAGTAGATTCGCCTCTTGCTGCTTTAATGCATCAAGCCGTTGTTGTAGGTGTTCCACTTACTCGGCTGCTGCTTCCTCAACCACTACGGGCGTTGGAATCATTGCCCAAGCATCGTTGGCAAGGGTGCGGTAGTAGCCATCAACTCCCAATACCTCATCAGCCGCAGGGTCGTTAACTGCAAGCACGGTGCGCCAATAAGATGAAGCGATTACTGCTCCGTCTTTGGTAACGTCAGTTGTTTTGCGAACTGCGATAGTTCCGTCAAGGCTGACGTTGAATTCGCTGATGTAGATTACTTCTTCAATCATTGTTTCTAATTATTAATTGTTTATACTTGGTAAAATCCCGACATTACAATTACTCCTGTACCATCATAGGTTACTGATGTTTGTGTGCCACCACCCACAGGTAGTTGTTGAATACTTAATTGAGTTGCTGATTGAACCCCTGACACAACAGGAACATTTAACGCAGTAAGCACAATATCTGACATTGCACCGATACTAAATGAAGGCACGTCCGCTGCTGCAATAGTAAAGGGAAGGCCTGCAATTCGTAAATCACCCGTTCCCGTGCCGCCTGAATAGCTTAAATAAATACTAACGTACACCATTCTTCCAATTTTGGTATAGAGTCCCGATTGACCACCGCCATAAGTTGCGGTTCCTGCGGTAGTAGTACCAATGATAGTTGGAGTAAAAGTGCCTTCTTCGTAGTCATCAAGGGCGTTGGCTGCTGCGGTGTCCCCGTTGAATTGGATGCCGCCTCCTGCTAAACGCAAATATCCATCTGAAGTGATTCTTGCACGCTCGGCACTATTAACCTCAAATCCAAGTGCGGTGCTTCCAACAATGCCCACTTTAGCATCAAGGTTACCCGTATCAAGAAAACGAATTTTAGGGTCTGCGTCAGCAGCTATTTCTAATTTTTCAGCAGGCGCACTCGTGCCGATGCCTACGTTGCCATTGGAGTCAATAGTCAACCTTGTGTTTGTAGTTAAATCAGATGTTCCAATTTTGAACTTATCTGAATCACTATCATCTACACCAAGCGTAAATGTCCCAATATCGTTAATAAAAAACTTTAATTGTGGGTCACCATCGGCTGCTGAATTATCAATTCCAACAACAGTCCCTGTGTCACTTGAACGAAACATTGCAGTAGCAGTGGCAGCACTATTTACTTGAAATTTAAAAGTTGGGGCATTCGTACCAATACCCACATTACCCGTAGATAAAGCAAGAGCCGAATCATTACCCAATCCATCAGATAGGTATTTAGCCGTACCGCTAATCGGCCCGTTGTCCGTAACCTTAATAAGGCTATCGTATGTGTCCTGTGGGGTTGTCCCCGTAAGTGTTGTTCCCATTTCTAATTATTCCAAGTTGTTGACCAAGTATTCCAAATTTCTTCTATCAACTGCCAAGCACCTTGCTCGTTGTTGCCGTAAAGGTTAGTAGTAGGATGACCATAAGACAATGGCTGAACCATACCCCAAGAGATACTATTCGTTGCTGCTGCTTGACCCCAATAGATGTCATTGTTTGCTGCTCCTTGTCCCCAATCGCCTTGAACTCCCATTGTCTAAATAACTCTTTAACTTCACAATGTTGCTACGCTTCGGAGTGTAGGTCTGTTTCTTGCTACTCATAACACCCAAGAGCTGAAGTTAGAGTCAGTATCGGGGTAAACGTCAGCGTTGTTGTTGCTATTGTATTCGGGGAATGAGGCTTGGTTGTAGCTCATATAAGTGATGAACCTATCCGTATAATACTGCGCCAAGTCACGAGCCTTGCCGACCAAATAGTCAACCTCAATCTTCTCTGCGGTTGTGCTATTCTCGGAGTTGTGCTTGAACACCCCACCGTTGCCGATGGTATAAGCAGCAAAAGGCAAGTACTCCACCATCGCGTAGTGAATCAACATCGGCTGCAAGTAATCATTCACCAACGCCAAGTAAGGGTTGGCAAGAGTATTGGCGATGATGTCATTGCTGATCTTGTCATAGAGTTTCGTTCCAGTATAGTTTTGCAGGTGTATCTCCTGCGCAATCTTGATGAACTGGATGAACTTGTCCGTGTCCACGTTACCGCCTATTGCGGTATTGCGAACCAAGTCCTCTCTTTTAATAAATAATGCCGTTGCCATATCTTAATTTTTATATCCTCTTGTTGGTGTTTCAATAGGGGCGATAGCAACGAGGGGGTCATTCTGCATAGGTCGGAAGCCCATACGAATGGCTTGGTTCACGTTGATAATATCCGTGCCGTTCAAAGAGCCTCCTCCGTAGATGTTGCCCTCTTTAGTTAGCTTCTTGCGGTAGATTCTACGCTCCCAACGATGATGGCAATTTGCACCGCCTTTGAAAAGCCATACGCTATACGGCTCACCTTGTGCCTCTGCTCCTCCTTTTGAACTTAATGCTTCCACATCCTCCATCCGATAAACTCTTTTAGCAGAAAGTAAGGTGCGGCATAGCAAACGGCTTTCACCCTCTGGGTCTTTTTTAGTTCCTACCGCATAGAAGTATCGCACCTTGTAACGCTCCGTATCTTGCTCACTTGCCTGCTGCGCTGCAAGGTCGGTGCGTGAATTGAGGTATGCCTCTACATCGTATTCTGCTCCCTCATCTTCAACAAGCTCTGCCGTGATTAGGTCAAAGTCCTGCATCAGCTCCTCCTCGCTTTCGCCAAGACTCTCAATGTTCAGCAGCAACTCTGCCGCAAGCTCATCACGCAAGAAGGGGCGGTCATCTTTCTTTGCAAGTTTTACCTTCTTCTGCGCCTTCATCTGTGAGATGATATTTGCAGCATTGCCAGAAAATAATCCCTTTGCTACATCGGGGTCGAACTGAAGCATCTGTACCAAGAACGTGATGGCTTGGTCAATCGTTAGAACGCCATCCTTTACGCTCTGCATAATCTGCAAAGAGCTTGCAATCTGCGCTCCGTTGTACGATGCATCCTTCTTGATTAAGTCCTCGTTTGCTTCGCTCACTTGCACGGTCTCAATGTCTTCTGTTTTAACGCCTGTTGCTTCTTCTACAACCTCTGCATCTTGTACCTCCGTTTCGGTGAACTCTAAAGGCTGAAGGGTCTTGAAGTACAAGTTGAGGCTGATGTCATTGTATGACAAGATTTGGTCTATGCCGTCAATGATAATCTGTTGCTTGGGTCTGATAACTATATTGTCAAGCAGCACCGATGCGGTCATTAGTTCATCGGCATTATTACCAAAACCTGTATTGTCTTTAATACCTAAAAGCAAAGGGCTTACAATACGATGCGATACCAATATCTTCTGCGTTGATTCAGCACTCAAGAACTGATACTGCTCGGCAGCATCCGACAACTGCACGGGGTCAACCGTAGCAGCAAGGTCTTTGTTGTCGTTGAACGCAAGAATAAACTTACCAGAGTTTGAACTACCGCTAAACTTCGTAGCAATCTGCTGCTCTATGCTCCTGCGCTCCTCCTCACTTGGGACTCCGTTGTTGAAGTTAATCAACATGGAAGGCGCAAGGCCGTTCTGAATGTTGTTGATGTGGTAGTTGGCAATCTCCTCCTCTAGTTCTGCATAGGGTAAGCCACCTTGATAGTCAACGGGGGAGTAGTAGTAGAATCCTGCTCGGTATGGCTTGATGTAAAGTATCTCCAAACCCTCACGGCTCTTGCCAAATGCAGGGATGCGCACGGGAGTCTCTTTTCTGCTGCTCACCGCAAGCCAATCCTTTGCGTAGTAGTAAGCCTCAATCTCGCCATCTTCGTTTGCTCTGGCTGCCCTCAACGTCTCTACTGGGATGTGCTGCACCTCTACGATGGTGTTGTGATCTTGGGAGTACACGACCTGCAAAGAGCATTGCCCCATCATGACGTAGTCAGCAACAACCTTCTGCAAGCAAGACTTGGTGAACAAGCCACGCATCGCTGCGTACTCGCTCGGCTTCTTGGCAGAGTCTGTTGCATCTAGTCCCTTACCAAAGGTCAAATCCATCAACGAGTTGAGGATAGCGTTGTTGGTGGGTGATCCGTTGTACCTGTCAATCAGATACCCGAAATAGTCGTTGTTGTCTCCGTATTCTACGAAGTCCTTACCCTGCACCTCTTTAACAACAGGTGTGGTGTATGAACTGAAGTTCACAACGTGGACTTTAGATGATGATGTACTCATTGTTGTAGCTTGTTTCTTCGGTGTAAACATTTTGGTTCACCGTAAATTTGTCGAAATCAGTTTGTGAAGTTACAAAGACTCGGTCTCTGTATATTAGATTTCCCGATGCAAATACCTTCAAGCCATAGAATCTATTGTTGACAAGGCTAAACGTGCCTGTAAGGGTCATAAAACCATTAGCAGATACTGCCGTGACCGCAGGTGTTGCGGTGGTGTTTGTTGATTCATCAATCAGCGCAATCGTAACGCTCGCAGGGAACGTGCGTGGAATGATTACTATTGCTTGTGGCGAGGCTGATACTTGAAGGATATGCATCTTAAATAAATAACCTTTTACTTTGGATTTGTTTGAAAATAGAAAAGGGGCTTGCGCCCCTTTAACTATTCTGCCTTGCGGTAGGTTACGAGTTAGAACCCACTACAATCGTTTCAACTGCACCTGCAAGTCCTGCGAATGGATTGGCAACGGTAGCACCTGCGATGAAGTTAGCAGGAAGTTGCTCCTGTCCCTCCATTGTCAAAGTGTAGCCCGATAGGTCACCCA